TCCCGAACAAGATAAGATCATTGTTTGGGAGGTTTACCATCGATGCCCGGACACGGGTGAGTGGTTAATATGCACATATTCACCAAGTTCACCGGATATTGACCTACGTCCACCGATGAAATTACCGTATAATCACGGTAAACCACCATTTATTGCGATCAATTATGAGATAAAAGACCCCGGTTTTTACTCATCTAGAGGCGTAGTTGAGCTACAAGCGATCTTTGAAGCCGAGCTTACGAAGCTAATGAACGAGAAAAATGACGCAATGACGTTATTTAATCGCCCATTATACCGTGCGGAGCGTGATATGCCGAACTCTGGTAACCTAAGAATGACTCCTGGGAGCATTTTACCGTATGGAATCCAGCCAGTAGCCCATCAGGCACCCCCAATTTCATTCGATCAACAGATGAATATCATGCGCGAGATAGCGCAGAACCGGGTAAGTACACCTGATTTCGGTTTAACTCAGACACTACAGAACACCGAGAGACGTACTGCCACTGAAATCCAAGCAATTGGAGGTTTATATCAGCAATCCAGCGATTTACGGATGCGAATATTCCGAATTGCATTGGGCAATCTGTACCGGATGAGTTGGTCGATACTGCTTCAGTACGACAAAACTAGCTTGGATTATTGGTATTTGGACACTGCACAACAAGTTCCGCAGGAAGCGTTGCATGAGCAGTATGGAATACAACCAACCGGATCGGCGGATGGAGTGAACAAGCAATTGCTAATGCAAAAAGCGATTACTCGATTCCAGATGTTCGCTAATGATCCGTTTATCGACCAAGGACAATTGCGGAAAACCATCCTAGAAAGTGACGATGCAACACTCGTTAAGCGTTTATATGTCGATCCGCAACTAGCTCAAGCGAATCAAGCCGAAGATCAGGCGAATGAAATAACATTCCTGCGATTAGGATTTCCTGCGGTAGTTAAAGATTCGGATGACCACTTGATCCACATTCAAACGGTCATGGCATACATCACCAACCGAGCCGATACCGGCGCACCTCCAGAACCTGCCGAGGGACAATTCCTAGAGCAACATATTGCCGAGCATTTGGAAAAACTGAAAGAAGCTGATCCAAAAACGGGTCGCCAGGTGGAGCAGGAATTAAAGAATTTATTTGCCCAAATGCAACAAGCAGTTGCAGCACAAGCAGAACAACAAAATGTGGAATCGATTGAAAACCCAGTGGCGGCTATGGAAGCAGTTCCGCCAGGTGTCCCGGTGGGCTAATCCCCCAGAATGGACAAGCGAACACGCTGCAAAATTGCAGCAATTTATGACAAGCGAGGTTGGTGTTACTTTACGTTACCATCTCTTGAGCTTGCATATACAGAACTGTGATAGGTTTATTTCGAGTCCAAGCGACTTAGCGTATCACGCTGGTCATGCCGCCGGGTTTAAATCCGCGCTGGCTACACTTGATGGGATGGCAGTAATCACTAGCCAACCCGATGAACAAGTGGACGGTGTTACCGATGACCTAGAATGGATGCGCCAAACTGCTTAAAGATTTATGTCTGGAGTAACACTAGAAAAACCAGTCGAGGTCGATACCGAACGCGAGCAATTGCTAAGAGCATTGGAGGAATCTGATGCCAACGAGTTTGGTAATACTGCGAACAAATCTTCGATGCCGCAGGTCGAAGAACCCGAACAGGAATCAGTTGAAACTGAAGACAAACCCAGTGAGGAACCGGAGCAACCGGCAGACGATAAACCGTCTGAGGAGGAACAGACCGAGCAATCTAAGTCTGGGGAGAAATCCCAGTCAAAGTATGCACGGGCAAAGAAAACGCAAGATCGAGCCAACAAAACCTGGCGTGAAGTTAATGCTGAAAAAGCGGCATTAAAGAAAGAACGCGAGGAATTAGCGGCACAACGTCAAGCGTTGACAGAACAGCAAGACAAGTCTCTAGCCGAGATACAGCAAAAAACGGCAACGAGTCGCTACTCACCCGATGAATACGAGGCAATAGCCAAAGAGTTCGAGGATGAAGGCGATCACGCGAATGCCGAAGCAGCAAGAAAAGCGGCGGATCAGGCTCGTACTGCGGTTAAAGAACAGGACGCAAAAGCGCAGCAAGCAAAGTTTGTATCTGCATGGGATACGAATTGGAAAAGCCAAGCTAAAGAGCATAAAGAATTGAACGACCAGAACAGCGAATTGTTCAAGATGGTTGGTCAATTGCTTGAGCGAAAACCTGTTCTCACTCAGTACCCCGAAGGCATCAACGATGCAGTCGAAGGTGCGGTGATGTACCTCCAGGCTAACCGATCAGCTTCACTGGAAAAACAAGTCAGTGACTTAAAAAAGAAAGTCGCTGAATACGAAGAAAAAACACAACTGAACGGATCGCAACCAGGATCAAATATATTGCAGGTTGAATCGTTTGATAAGTTATCTACCGATAAACAGCGGGCTGAACTTATGAAAGCGATGCGACAAGCAGATGATTCCGGGGCGGAAATGTTCGCAACAAATTAAATTAGGAGATTAAAAAATGGCAGTTGGAATTACCAATACAACGAATGCTGGCGCAGATGATGTTAGCAATTCGATTCAAACTTACTTCGACAAGAAGCTACTGGAGCAGACTCTGAAGAACATCGTTCTTGATCAGTTTGCATATAAAGCCGATCTACCGGCTAAACGTGGACATAAAGACATTAAATTCTTTCGATACCCAGAAGCTGCATCAGGAAGCGTTGCTACTTTAACTGAAGGCACAGCGATTGCGTCTGGTGCTTACAAGCGTTTGGAACTTGAACCTGTTCCAGTGACGTTAGCTCAATACGGACAGGTCATAGGAATTACAGATCTTTTGAGTGCTGTTGAACTTTTCAACCATCTCGAACAGGCAACCGTTACAAACGGTCAGGATGCAGCTTTGAAGGTTGACGAGATTCTAAGAAACAAACTTGGAAGCAACGTAACTAACAAGCAAAAGCGTTTTGCTGGTGCTGCAACAAGCTGGGCTACCGTTGGTGGTACAGATGATGCAATGACCGCATTGGACATTCTTGACGCAAGCACAAACCTACGAGTCCAAAACGCTCGTCCATCAAACGGTTACTTTACCGCTGTTATGGCCCCGGAAGTTGCTCGCGACTTGATGAACGACGATGACTGGTTGGAAGCATCTCGCTATGGAGATGTTGAGCAAATCTATCGTGGGGAAGTAGGGCGGTATTGCGGGGTGAGAGTAGTTTCTACCACCAATCCGTTCATTTCTAAGCAAGCGACAGGTCAGTACACTTACGATGCTACCGGGCTTAAATACTCTACATTTGTAGTAGGTGATCAAGCTTACGGTGGTGTGAACCTAGCCTCAATGAGCGCATATTCACCTAAGATGATTATCGCCCAAGGCCCGGACAAGACTGATCCATTGGCTCAGTTAACCACGGTTGGATTCAAATTCTACTACGGTTGTGAGGTTCTTAAAGCCGAACACCTAGTACGTAAATTTACTCGACCACTAACTATAGCTAATCAATTAGCCGTGGGGAGGTCAATAGCCTCCTCAGGTCGTTTTATTATGCCTAAAGTAGATATTCCAATTTCCGCACTACAAGTAGCGGATGAAGATGGTTCGATGATTGTCCCGGCAGTCGGTGATGCTGTTAGCTTCACGATTGATGGATCGGTTGAATCGATTGGCGATGAATATGCCGTAGTTGGCATGGAATCCGTCAACGGTGAACCGGCTTATACCGAGGATGTAGTCGAAGAAGAAGTCGCAATTGAAGCACCCAGTCGGGATGATTTAATTGCTGAGATGGAAGCAATAGACGAGGCAGGAGGATATTAATTAAATGAGTACAACAAACGTAGGAAATCCAATGCAAGGCCGCCGCTTAAAAGGCGGAAATAGCGGTCAGGAAGCAATTGCTATAAAAGCAGATAACGGTGACACAAGTACCGCAGGTTCTGCTACTCCATTCTTGGAGTTTACAAACGCTAAAATAGATGGTTCAGACAAGGACGGCAGTACCAACTTAACAGTATATGCTGTATCTGGATTGACTCCAGGTGCAACTGATGTTGAAGGCGTTTTGTGTAGCATCAACGGGGTTAAGTACTGGATACCAGTTTACAAAGCTGATTAATGCCACTGGCTGAGTTCAAGAATCAAGAGACGGGTGAGGTCAAAGAAATATTGGCCTCGCCTGATCTCTCTAATTTTAGTGATGGCGATGGTACTTGGGTAAAACTGGCAGTACCTACGAGTTTCGCCATAGGTGGTGTCCAACAAACTCCGTCTCAAAAGACGATGATGAAAAACGGATATTACAAACAAGAAAACTCGAAGAAAGGCTGGAGGTCTTCCTACAGCAAGCAAAAGATAAAAAAAGTTTGGGGATTATAAGAAATGGCACGACAGAACGACACACTAGCTAACTTTGCAGCGGCGACAAACGAGGAACTCAGCGTTACAACAAGTAACACTGTACCGAGTAACGCATCACTAAAGACTGAGACAGCACCCGCTTTTCTGCTATTGCAGAATGTTGGAACCGTACCAGTTTTTTATCGCCTAACCGCTGATGCGGATTCTGCGACTTGCACAACTGCGAGTGGTAATTATACGGGAATTTTAGCTGGTAGCACTTCCGACGAAGACGGCACTGGCACAGTAATCACATTTGCAGGATACACTGGTGGACTAGCTTTTTGAACGAAGTCAGGAACCGGCAAAGTGAACATCGCATTTAGCGGCAGACTAGGAGAATAAAATGGGAATAGCCAATGTTATAAACGTCACCGGATCGGCTGGTGGCGGCGAAATAATACGGGAGTTAATCAATAGCTCTGACGGGCAAGGACTGCATTTTGATGGTGCGGCAGGAGGCATAAATCTTGGCTCAAGTATGCCAGACTTAGGCACTAAGTATTCTTTAGAATTTGTTGTTAAAGGCGATTCTAAAACTGGAGAAGTTTACTTGCTTGATTCTTACAAAAGCGGAGCAAGAATTATTTTTGCTTGGAGTGGTTACTCTAACGGCAATATTCAGCTACATATTAATGGAACTTGGTCTAGTGCATTTATGGCAACGCCTGAAAATGGCGAGGTTGTGCATTTAATTTTAAGCGTAGATGGCACCTTCAGCCACTCTCTACAAAAATGGAAATGCTGTAAGCACTCAAACCGTCGTTGCTAACACAATGACGAGCGCGACTAGTTCACATATTGGGAGTAGTCAAAACGGGACAGGCAATTTTTTCAACGGTTCAGCTTATAGAACCCGATTCTACAACAAAGCACTGACCCAAGCAGAAGTAGACTCCGCTTATCAGAAAGCTGATGTTGATTTTGCAGACCAGTACGGNAGTGANACNGATTTAGTTAATGCTAATTCTNNTGGTTCTGGAACAGCGTGGACGGGAGCATCTGGAGTTACTGCCCCAAATGGGTGGAGTCCAGCGGGATCAAGTAGAACGTACACAATCGACGCTGGCACAGGTGATCCTGCTCCGAGTTTAAAAATCGAAGCTGGAGCGGCGAATGTTGGGATTAAATGGGGTGGGACTGCCACTCTTGGCAAAAAACACACAGTTACGTTTAGCTATAAGTGCGGTGACGGCGCGACAACTATGGCATATCGACTCAACGATGCTGATTCGTTCGTCAATCTAGATAATTCGACAAGTTGGGCAACTAAAACTGTCGAGTGGACAGGAGACGGAGTGACTGGCGGGTTTATGCTGCGAGTTAATGAGTCTGGCAAATTTGGACACGTTGACACGGTTTCTATTCGAGCTATCGGTGCAGTAACAGACTACGACCTCGCATTTGCAAATCCAACGCAGTCGCTAATGGTGCAGGACAGAGCAGGAGTCGCAGACGGGACTAGTTCAGCGACAGGAGTTTCGCAGACTCAGAAGATTGTTCAACTTAACAGTACGAGTGCTCGAATTGGAACGACAGTTTCTACCGTAGCGGATGGAAATCTTGAAGTATCTGGTAATGTGGGCGTTGGGGGTTCGCCTCAAAGTCCAGCAGGAATTACCAGATATTTATACGTTGGCTCAAGTGCTGAAGCTGGAATTGTTTTGGACGATACAGCTTCAAATCCGTGGGAAATGTTTACCGACGCTGGCAATTTAAAATTTAATTATAATAACACAGGAAATGCACTAACGATTTCATCGGCGGGACTCGTAACCGTCGATGGCGGCGATTTAAAACTGAAATCTCCAGCGGGTAGCCAGCAAGAGAGCGAATTATTGTTTGAATCAACGAACGCTAGTGGGTTTGGAGCAATTTACGCCATAGATTCAAAAATAGTTTCACACGCCGCAGATTCGGGGAACGCCTATGGGTCAAAGCTGAAATTCTTCACAAACTCGAATGCAGATTCGCTGACTCAACAACTTGTAATAGACAACACCGGCCTAGCCACATTTTCAAACGGAGTAACTGTCAACGGAGGCTTCACAACGCTGGGGAGTTTCAGCGAATTAACAATTGCAAGCGGAGCAGTCACAGCAACCTCAAGCGTTCACAATATTGAAACCGAAGGAGCGGGGGCAACTGATTATCTGGACACGATTAACGGAGGATCAACTGGCACTGTTTTAACGCTGATGGCAGCACATTCTAGCCGAACAGTTGTGGTTGAAGATGGGACTAATTTAAAACTAGCTGGAGATTGTACACTGGACAACATTGAGGACACTATAACGCTCGTTAAAAACGGATCAGCTTGGTACGAGGTATCCAGGAGCAATAACGGAGCTTAAAAGATGATAACTTGGACAATAACTAACACAAACAGCAATGCCGAAACTGGTTACATTAAATCGGCAGATTGGCTTTGCACTAAAACTGAAGACGATCTCTCAACATCAATAAGTGGAGACGTTTGGTTCACTGAACCTAATGAGCCAAACCCCGCATCGTTTGCTGTGCCGTATGCTGATGTAACTGAGGAGCAAGCAGTCACTTGGACGAAAGAAAAACTTGGAGAAGCAAGTGTGGCTAATATCGAGTTGACGGTTGGCAGGAATCTGGATGCGTTAAAAACACCAAGCCAAAACCACGGATTACCGTGGCAACCAGAACCAGTAGAAGAATCTAACGAATAAAACAATGATCGAAATAACTACAATACCTACGGCAGAATTAAATGTTTCTAAAGTAGCAGTATCACTTAACTCAGCCCAAGAATTTGGAATGCAATTCAGCGTAAACGGTTGGGGCAAGTTTACGAATCCCGAAGGAGAAGACGTTTGGGGAACCAATCCGCTCGTTTCAACTTTACTGAATGTAACTGGGCCGACTTGGGACGCTTGGGGATCAGACAAAGATGACGCTACTTATATTGGCGACCTGGCGTTAGCTCAATTGGGACTACAACGTGCGCCGGTTGAGGCAGAAGAATCTGATGATGAGCCTGTTGATGATTCATCTGATGAGGATGCAGACGATTCCGAAGAAGCGGCAGAATAAGTTGCTCGTTTTTTTGGTTTGTCTTTTAGCGATTTTAATTGGGGGGAAAGCTAAGTGAACTTTGACGACATCAAAGTTGCGATTGCTAGTGCTACTGGGATTGGTAATTGGATGGTGGAGATAGATTTAATTCTGAAAGTTGGAAT